CAACGTGAACTTGACGAGTTGATCGACAAAGGTGAGCAAACTTCGAACTGGAAGCGTCGGCCGTTGACTGATTCGCAGATCGATTATGCCGCGACCGATGCCGAGGTGCTGCTGCGTCTTCACGATGCCATGACGGATCGCCACCCGGCAACACTTCTCTGAGTCAGACTCTGGATTCCCAACTGCTCGTCGTCGTGCCATGTGGACGAAGCAAGGTCTGGGATCGTGCCGCAGAACGGATTCGGTCGCCGGACCCGCAGGTTATGAGCGGACAGTTTGCATTCGCACGGCATATGTGACCTGAGTACGGACGCCACAACGGAAAGGCGTCTTCCGTGACTCAGTTTCGAAGGATGCCGATGCCACGAACCCCGTCGTCCATCGCCGACGATCTGCGCGAAGATCGTCGATCGAAAGTCGCTGCCCTGCTGGCTGCAGGTGTGATCCGTCTTGTCCGGTCGCGTATTCCCGAAGACGCGACATGCCTTGAGTTCTCCGGTGGATCGAGCCTCAGTGTCTCGCGGGCCCCAACTTCGGGGCCGGAACCTGACCATTCACCGGAGACACAAGATGTCCAATGACCACACGGCGAACGTTGCCCGGCTGCTGGCGATTGGCGTGATGCGCGTCAATCGCTGCGCCGCCAGCGTCATCTCCAAGTCTGAACCCGTGCCCATCCGTCGCGACGAGACGGACCACGCAGCGCACGAAAGCGCCCAGGCAAATGGCGCTCGCATAGACCGGGAGGCGAACCAATGACGATCGACATCGAGGCTGAAGTCGAGAGGCTCGAGCACTTGCCCGTCCGGGAACTTCGCGAGGAATACGCCGAGCGATGCGGCGAGATAACCAGCAGCCGACATCGGCAGTATCTGATTCGAAGGATCGCCTGGCGGATTCAGGCTCAGGCGGAAGGCGGGCTGACCCAACGGGCACTGCAGCGTGCTGCGGCACTCGCGGATGACGCCGACGTCCGTGTCACTCCACCGAAGCAGGGGAAGTCGGAATTCAAACCGTCGGTAAAGAGGAAAGTTGTGCAGCCATTCCACGATCCTCGCATCCCAATACCGGGCACGATGCTGATCCGGACGTACAAGCGGCGGACGATCCACGTTCTCGTGGCTTCTGACGGATTCGAGTTCGAAGGCGAGCGTTTCAAGACACTGTCGGCCGTAGCGAAAGCCATAACCGGAACGCACTGCAACGGGTTTCGATTCTTCAAGCTGGGAGACGGAAAATGAGCCGCAGGGACGCACGCAATACCAGCACGAAGATTCGATGTGCTATCTACACGCGGAAATCGACCGAGGAAGGACTCGATCTCGAATTCAACACGCTCGACGCACAGCGCGAGTCCGCCGAGGCCTACATCGCCAGCCAGAAATGCGAAGGCTGGGTCTGTCTCCCGGAGCGTTATGACGATGGCGGATTCTCGGGCGGCAACATTCAGCGCCCGGCGCTCAAGCGTCTCATGGACGACATCGAGAAGGGCGAGGTCGACTGCGTGGTGGTCTACAAGGTCGACCGTCTCAGCCGCTCGCTGATGGATTTCTCTCGGCTGATGGAAACTTTCGAGAAGCACAACATCTCGTTTGTCTCCGTCACGCAGCAGTTCAACACGACGCATTCGATGGGGCGGCTGACGCTCAACATTCTGCTGTCTTTCGCCCAGTTTGAACGCGAGATCATTGGCGAGCGGATTCGCGACAAAATCGGGGCTCAGCGGCGACGCGGGAAATGGACGGGCGGGACTCCAATCCTTGGCTACGATGTCGACCGAACTAACGCGAGCCCCCGTCTGGTCGTCAACGCGACTGAGGCTGGCCGCGTGCAGACGATTTTCGATTTGTATCTGCACTACGGATCAATCCTGCCGGTTGTGGACGATCTGGCTCAACGCGACTGGCGGAACAAAGCGTGGCGGACCCTGAAGGGAGCCCCGAAAGGCGACCGTCCGTTCGACAAAGGCAGCCTTTACTTGCTGCTCACCAACCCGCTCTACATCGGCAAACTCCGTCACCACAAAGATTTGTTCGATGGCGAGCACGAACCGATCGTCACTACCGAAGTGTTTCGCAAGGTCCAATCGCGGCTGCGTCAGAATGGACGGAATGGTGGCATCGAAGTCCGTAACCGGCACGGAGCACTGCTCAAGCAACTTCTGAAGTGCAAAGCGTGCGGGCGAACAATGACCCACACCTTCACCGGTAAGGGGGCGCGACGCTACCGCTACTACGTCTGCACGGCGGCAATCAGCAAGGGCCGCAAACGGTGTCCATCCCCATCACTTCCCGCCGGTGAAATCGAGGCAACGGTCGTCGATTCGATTCGCTGCATCGGGTCTGACCGGGCACTTCGCAAAGAAGTGCTGAAACAGGGGCAGTCGCAGGACGACATCGAACTGAAGCGGCTCCGTCAGGAGTTGTCCGGCCTCGAGCGGGAACTTGGCCGGCACCACGCCGACATTCAGCGGCTGGCCACAGGCATTGAGCAAGGCGCAGCCACGACTGCATTGATTGCCGATCTCCATGACCGAATCGACAAGTCAGGCACCCGCATCCGCGAACTGCGGACAAAAATCGCTGAGATCGAAAAACAGCGGCTCAGTCGGCAGGACGTCGATGCCGCCTTCGAAGACTTCGACGAACTCTGGACGGCGCTCAGTCCGCGGGAACAGTCGCAGCTTCTCACGCTGCTCATCGAACGCGTCGAGTTCGATGTTTCGGACAGCAGCCTGTCGCTGCAATTCCACGATTCGGGCATCAAGGCCCTTGCGAGCAACGAACAGGAGGACGCCGCGTGATTGAGGTCAAACGAAAGATTCACTTCACCAGATCCGCACAAGGCCGCAAACGCATCGAGCCGGAACCACCGCCAACTGCCGGACTGCCAGAATATCGGATCCCGCGTGTGTCCCGCCTGATGGCTCTCGCCATTCGCTTCGACAGTCTCCTGCGAGACGGAGTCGTGTCAGACATGTCGGAACTGGCGCGGATCTCGAGCGTCACCCAACCTCGCATCAGCCAGATCATGAACCTGCTGCATCTGGCTCCCGACATTCAGGAAGAACTGTTGTTTCTTCCCGTGGTCAGAACAGGACGCGCTCAAATCCATGAGAAGGGCCTGAGACCGCTGACAATGCTGATCGATTGGAGTGAACAGCGGCGTGAATGGCAGCAACGTCTGGAGACATGACTTGCCACGCTGACTGTGGCTACGATTCCCATGCGGAATAGTACGCTCGGACGGCAAAGAACGATGTCTCACGAACACTGGCTTGGCAAACTGACAAAGCTCAACAAGGCGAGGGGCAACGCGCCGCACAAGCCCTTGCTGTTGCTCGTGATTCTGGAAATGGCCGAACGGGGTGAGGTCGATTGGGACGGCCAGTTCCTGACTCCTGAGCTGGCATTTCAGTTCGAGACGTTTGCCAGCGTCGTGCAGCATCGCCGAACTCAGCGTCTCGATGTGCGAATGCCATTTCATCATCTGAAGACTCAAGGGTTCTGGTCGGCTCGAACAGATTCTGGCGAGCCATCCACGCATCGATCGGTGACGCGGTTCATTGTCGTCGATCCCGAATTCGCTGCTGCATGTCGGGATTCGGACTTTCGAATGGCAGCCCGGCAGATTCTGATCGCGAAACACTTTGAGCCGGCTGAACGCAATGCTCTCTACAGCCTCGTCGGTCTCGATGTGCCGACCGACGACGAGATCGCCCGGCACGCGATGTTTGAGACTCCAGATGACGCCAGTCAGGCCGGGCGCACTGGTCGATTTCGCCTCGATGTCGCAGCTGCGTATGACTACACATGCGCTCTGACCGGATATCGAGTCAATACGGTGGCCGCCGGGGCGATCGTTGATGCGGCACACATCCATCAGTTTGCGGACTCGCTCAATAATGATCCGCAGAACGGGATGGCCCTCAGCAAGAACGCCCATTGGTTGTTCGATTCCGGGCTCTGGTCAATCGACAACGACTACCGAATCCTCGTCGCGGCCGAGGAGTTCACGGAATCGAGTCCAAACCAGCGATCGCTGCTGGATTTCGCGGGGGAACGTCTTCGACTACCGCGAAACGAGAAACTGTGGCCAGATCAAAGACACCTGCGATGGCACCGAAAGCATCGGTTTCTTGGCAACTGAATCCGTAACAAACCGGCCGGTCTGACCATCGAAATGTACGGTAGAAAGTCGTCGAAAATCGCACGTGCTGACAGTCAAACAAGTTGCGATCGAATCGTGATGTTCCGTCGTTTTTTGCGACGTCTCGGACATTGACAGTCCGGTTTTGATGCGTACATTTCGCCTCATTGACCAATTCATCAACAACCTGCTGCACGACGTTTGCAGCACTCTCTGGTGCAGGACGCATTGGATGTTTGACTCGCTCAAATCCCGACCGCTGACCGACGCAGCAATCTTTCTCTGTGCCTGGGGCAGTTGGTCCGGCTGGTCGTTCCTTGCCCGCGATCGCGAGGGGCGATTCGAAGAGCACGAACTGCCTCCGCCCGTGGTCTGATCACCGTCTTTGCGGACCTGCTGTCCGCCACATCCTTTGATACCCAGTCGGGTTCGCTGTGCGCACTGAACTGTGCGCCGAGCAGCCTGGCTGCGGCATGATTCCGGTGCGCGCGGGCTGCGCATCATGACGGCACGGAGGCGTTTTTGATCAGACTACTTTGAGAAAACCAGACGTGAAGCCATTCGATCCACTGAGACTGCTGAAAGAAACATCCAACGATCTGCTCCGCGAACTGTTCACGCGGCTCGGGGCCCGGCTGAACGTTCCGTGGGACGATCTTAAGCACCGGGATGTCGCACCGATCGTTTTGTTGTGGGAGACCATGCCGGAAGCGGAACGCCGTCGCGTGCATGTCATTCTGCAGGAAGTTCAGAGCATGGCCTGCGAGCGAGGCCTCAAGGTACTGGCGCAGCAGCTGGAGTGGCAGCAGCCGGAAGGCACCGACGAATACTCTGCCCGGGAAGGCCGGTTCGACAAGGCGTTGTGGGCGTACCTGTTTGCTCGCGACGTCTTCGACCAGGCCTCGATCTTCGCGTGTGCCGACACCTTGACGACCGGGCGTTACTGGAATCGATGGAATGGACTTCCGCATGAGTCCATCGCGGTCGAACCAGAGCAACTGCAAGCCCTCGAGAACGAGTTGCGAAAGTATTACTGGCCGAGAGAACTGCGAGGTCGGCACTGCCGTGTGCATCACTATCCACGTTGCAACGGAGTGGACTTCTTTTTTGCCTACCTCGACGACTGGCCCGATCGTCTGATGGCATTTGACGACGACGGTGAAATGGCCACCCGTTCGGAACGGTACGCCTTCACCAATGTCTTTGCCTACGACCCACAAGGCGGATGTATCGATCTCGTGGCGAAAGGCGGACGCGCCGTGCATTTACGGTTGCGGCAGGCTTTCTGCCGGTCCGTGCTGAGAATGAACGTCCCTGACGGCGAACCCGTTCTACCGGCTTATCACCTCGACCACCTGCTGGATCCGCATCTGACGCTGCCGACGGATCCGGGTGACCACATCGCAGCAGTGCGGCTCACGCGTATTCGGATCGCTCCACAGTGCGATCTGGATTGCGTGACGTATGAAGAACTTGGGTTTTCGCCTCATGCGTCGCTGGAGATGGTCGCCAGTGAAATCCGCGAGCGTCTGGCAGATCGTGGTTATTCGTCCGACCTGCTTCGCGTCCGGCAGGCGCGGTTTCAGCTGCAGTTTCTCGGCGACGGTCGAAAGGCGAAGACGCTCTCGTTCACGGTGAGCAGTCCGAATGCATGCGATCTTAAGAGCAAGTCTGACCGGCTGCGGGCGATCGGAGAACGCTGCCTGCGTCTCTGGGGGATCTGCGATGAATGACCCGACGCCGAGCTTCTGGACGCTTTAGACGTCGACGCGGTCAGGCTGTCAGCCGATCAGCTTCGTGCGTGGCCCGCCGACGTCGTCGCGTGGCTGGCGGACCGTGGCTGGCTGTTGCTCGCAGAACAGGCGGGCCTGATCCCATGCCCCGACTGCGGCGAAAAGCACTATGAGGAGCCGATCGTTCTGACCGGGCCTGACGGCAACTCTCGCATCTTCATTCCATGTTCTGCGCACGGACGGGTCGAACTCGAACCAGAGGATCTGCAGCGATGGACAATCAGGATCGAACCGGCCATCGGCGCGGTCACGCAGCAACTGGGGCTCACCGGTCGCCTGACGTCCATCCTTCCCGGCCGGCTCTGGCAACTTGGGCGAGCGAAATGGGGCAGCAGCACTCGTGACGTGTTCTTCGCACGAAGGCTGTACGACACCGATGCAGCCACGGTGATCAATCAGATTGAGCGTTTTTCGCAGGCGATCATCCTCGTTCCCGATCGGGTTCCAGGAGACTCGGTCTGGTCCAGAGACGCTCCGGCCGTCGTTCCGCTGTCGCAGGTGTCGCACTTCGGATCAAGTGGTTTGGAAATCGATCTCGACGCGGTCTTCTCATGGGTGAGTGCTTCCGACGAATCGCGTACGGCCATTGAGCAGGTCATCGATCGACGGCAGTTGAAACTTGTTGTTCGCCAACAGGTGAAGGCCGAAGAGAAGTCGAGTCTGACGGATGATGTGCTCGTCGCCGCGTATCGGCAGGCGGGTTCCGTTCGGAAGGCCGCCGATTTCCTGAGCGAGCAGACCGGGAGTCGCATCTCCAAAGACAAAGTACAGCGTGCGCTGCAGCGAGCCGGCGGCCAGTCGGCGGTTGCTTCCGGTCAGGACAGTGAATCCGTGCGACGCACTGTCGCGTCGCAACGCCGCGACAGTCGAAAGAAAATCCCGAATCGTCCCGAAGCAATGGATTTCCAATGAGTTAACGCAGGGCGAGGTCTACGAATCGAGCATCGCAGCTCACTCAAAACGCGACACCGCAGCAGCCGACTGAAGGCCGATGGGGCATAACCCGGCAGTCAGTCGCGTTCGTGATGGATAAGCGGTGGCGTCACCGCAGCACGACGCTTGTCGCACTCTGCGACATCCCGGGTGCCTGTCTCCGGCCACGGAGTCAGGAATGCCCCATGAGAAAAACTGCGACCGCTTCTTCACGAAATACGCCCGCGATCTGATTCGCTTCAAGGCCCGATCGCTGTCCCGTCGCCGCGTCTTTCGCCATTACGACATGAAGGACCTGCAGCAGGAACTCTGCCTTGCACTGCTGCAACAGGTCCCGAACTTCAATCCCGATCGCGCCTCGGTCAACACGTTCATCAATCGTGTTGTGAACACCGCGACCCGCATGATGCTGCGGGAGCAACTGCGACGAAAACGCGCTGCCGGCTGCTGTGCCCGTTCGCTCGATGTGCTTGTCAAACAGGACAACCACGTTGAACCGTTTGGAAACACCATCGCCGAGTCCGAGCGAGCGCGTCATCACCAGCGTGATTGGGTCAGTGACGAAGTTCGTTGTGACAACGAAGAAGCACTCGATTCGGCATTCGACTCGATGACTCCGAAAACCGTCGACGTGTGCCGTGCCCTGATGAACGGCTCGATCTCCAGCGCCGCTCGAGATCTTGGCACGTCGCGGCGTCAGGTCCGCAACGCCATCGCCGAAGCCCGTGAGCATCTCGAAGACGCCGGATTCTGAAACTCAAGCGGACAGTTCGGTGAGTTTCGGCATATGTGACCTGAGGAGTCACACAGGGAGCAGCAGTGATGAACGCGGACGCCATTCGCTTTGAGTTCGATTCAGAAGTGCCGTTGCAGGACGCAGAGATGTCGCTGCATCTCGCACTCATTGCCACGGAGGGCCTCTTCGGTCGGGCACTCGTCCGACTCGAAGCGGAATACGAACTCGATGAGGACCACCACGTCATTGGCGTGGACGCCGGCACGGAAGTCGGAGCGGTGGTTGTCCGCGTCTTCACTGCCCTGTTGATCCGTGAATTCGGCGAGGAAGCCTTCTCGATCCAACGAACCAATCCACAAAACGAACCTGATGACGAAAGAAAAACAGCGAATGGCATTGATCAACCAAGTCCAGAAGGGGCGGCAACCCATGCCACCACGGCTGGTGGTGTACGGGACGGAGGGCATCGGAAAAAGCACGTTTGCGGCGCAGGCTCCGAAACCCGTCTTCATCCAGACTGAAGATGGGCTCGCGGAGATCGACTGCGACCGATTCCCGCTTTCCACCACTTTCGAAGACGTCGAGACGGCATTGGCCGAGCTCGCAATGGAGCAGCACGACTACCAGACGGTCGTGATTGATTCATTGGATTGGCTGGAGCGTCTGATCTGGGACGACCTTTGCCAGCAGTACAACGTCTCATCGATCGAGAAGGTCGATGGCGGTTATGCCAAGGGCTACACGCACGCTGTCTCACTCTGGCGCAAAGTGCTCGACGCATTGAACGGACTTCGAACCGAACGTGGCATGGTGGTGATCTGCATCGCTCATGCGAAGGTCGAGAAGTTCGAAGACCCGGAAACCGCCGCTTACGACCGCTATTCGCCTCGGCTGCACAAGCATGCTGGTGCACTCGTCAATGAATGGTCGGATGCCGTGCTGTTCGCCACGCGTAAGTTCCGCACTCAGACGGAAGACGCCGGCTTCGGCCGCAAACGTTCGATCGCCAAAGAAATCGGTAACGCTGGCGGCGAACGCATTCTGCGCTGCGTTGGCGGACCGTCGTGCATCGCAAAGAACCGCTACGGCATCGACGAGGAAATCGACCTCTCGTGGACGGCTTTCATCAACGCACTCTCATCAACCAAACCATCAATAGGAGAAAACAATGGCTGACCTGCAAGGATTCGACGCGAACGAAGTGGAACCAACATCAGACTTCGAAGCGATTCCAGCCGGCAAGTACGTGGCCGTCATCACTGAGTCGGAAAAGAAACCGACGAAGGCTGGCACGGGCCAGTATCTGCAACTGACGTTTCAGATCATCGAGGGACCTCACAGCAATCGGATTCTGTGGGCTCGCCTGAATCTGGATAACCCGAACGCGACGGCTGTCGCCATCGCGAAGGCGGAACTGTCGGCTGTGTGTCGAGCCGTCGGTGTCATGGCTCCGAAGGACTCGGTGGAACTTCACAACCTGCCACTCGTGATCCACGTACGCTGCCGACGGCGTGACGACACGGGTGACATTACGAATGAGATCCGCGGTTACTCCCGGAAAGAGTCTGCGCCGGTCGCTGCGGCCGCAGCAACATCAGTCAGGACGCCTCCGTGGAGTCGTGCCTGATGGTGGAACTGAAACTGCCGTGGCCACCGTCGATTAACCACTACTGGCGACGGGTCGGACCACGCACGCTGATCAGCCGCGAGGGTCGCCGGTTTCGGGAAACCGTGCTGGCGATCCTCGCGGAGACATCGATTGTGCCTCTCACGGAAGAACTCGAAATGCTGATCGTGGCCTCACCGCCTGATCGTCGTCGGCGTGACATCGACAACATTCCGAAGGCACTCCTCGATGCCCTGCAGCACGGCGGTGTCTACATCGACGACAGCCAGATCGTCGACCTGCGAATCCGGAAAGCCGATCCCGTCGAAGGTGGCAGAACGCTCGTGCAGATTATCGAGGTCTGAATGCTGACTCTTCGCGCTTATCAGGAAGCTGCCCGGGCAGCGGTCTACGAGCATCTTCGATCACGGGACGATAACCCGTGCGTCGTGATTCCCACAGGCGGTGGCAAGACACCAGTCATCGCTTCGATCTGCCACGACGCCGTGGCGCTCTGGCAGGGCCGGGTTTTGATCCTCGCGCACGTGAAGGAACTGCTCGAACAGGCTGCCGACAAGCTGCGTGTTGTTTCGCCGGAACTTGAGTTCGGCATCTACTCGGCCGGGCTCAATCGACGGGATACAGGCAGCGGCGTCATCGTCGCCGGCATTCAGAGCGTTCATCGCCGGGCCCGGGAACTTGGGGCGTTCGACCTCATCATGATTGATGAGGCGCACATGCTGCCGCCTGAAGGCGAAGGCATGTATCGACAGTTCCTGAGCGATGCACAGGATGAGAATCCCAACGTCAGGCTCATCGGGTTCACAGCGACGCCGTTCCGGATGAAGGACGGCCCGATCTGCACGCCGGACCATTTTCTCAATCACGTCTGCTATGAAGTCGGGGTGCGGGAACTGATCCGTGACGGTTACCTCTCACCGCTGACTGCGAAAGCTGGCATGCAGCAGGCCGACACCGACGGACTGCATGTTCGGGCTGGTGAATTCGTCGCCGGCGAAGTCGAAGCGCTGATGGATACCGACGAACTCGTCGAATCCGCCTGCAGCGAAATCATCGAGTCGACGCGGGATCGCAAAGCAGTGCTGATCTTCGCTTCCGGCGTCCAGCACGGTGAGCACGTTGCCTCTGTCATCGAGCGTCATGGTTTCGAATGCGGATTCGTCAGTGGTGACACCTCAACTGAGGAACGGGACACGACGCTGCAAAGATTCCGTGACGGCAACTTCAAGTATCTGGCCAACGTCAACGTGCTGACGACCGGCTTCGACGCCACGCACATCGACTGCGTCGCACTGCTCCGGCCGACGCTCTCGCCGGGCCTCTACTACCAGATGGTCGGCAGGGGGTTCCGCTGCCATCCGGGGAAGCAGAACTGCCTCGTGCTGGATTTCGGCGGCAACGTGCTGCGTCATGGTCCAGTGGACGCGATTCAGATTTCGGAGGCTGCAGAAACACTCGGTGAATCCCCGGCAAAGATGTGTCCGGAATGCCGGTCGCTGATCGCCGCAGGCTACAGCGTATGTCCCGAATGTGGATTCGAGTTCCCGCCGCCTGATCGTCGGAAGCACGAAGCGAAGGCCAGTCAGGTCGGAGTACTGTCAGGCGAAGCAACCGACGTCCGCTACGACGTGCTCGACGTCCGCTACAGCGTCCATCTGAAACGCGATGCCGATAAAGGCACGCCACGCACGATGCGAGTCGAGTACCGACTGGGTCTCGATCACTGGCAGTCTGAGTGGGTCTGCTTCGAGCACACCGGATACGCCCGGTGGAAAGCGGAGCAGTGGTGGAAACGCCGCTCGCCGGACCATGTACCCGAAACAGCACAGGACGCAGTCGACATCGCCAACGCCGGCGGTGTCGCTCTGGCGGAAGGAGTCACTGTCCGCTGCGTTGCCGGTGAGCGGTATGACCGAATCGTAGGTTATGAACTTGGCGAGCTTCCCGAGTCGGTCTTTCACGCTCCGAGCTTCGACGATGACGAGGTGCCGTTTTGATGTCGCTTACTCATCGAGTTTCGAATCGAGGGGCTTGCTCCTCCATCAGTCGAGCGAATTTCTTCCACCCGATCTTATGGCCGTACGTTGTGCCAGGCGGGAACCACACGAGCGAACCACGTGAAACAGTCAACGTACCGAGTAGATCGCCGTCTTGTCGCACTTTGAATACTGCATCTGCCTTCGTAATGGTGCGAGGAGGTAGTTCCATTGTCACTTTGTGTGTTGCCATTCGGTTGCTCCTTGATGGAAGTTGGAAGCCCTGAATGGTAAGTCCTGAAGGAACACTGCTGGAAGCAGCCCGCCAATACGGCGAACTCGGCTATCCGGTATTTCCGTGCGCGCCGGGAACCAAGGCTCCGCTCACGAAGCACGGAAATCGCGATGCGACGACGGTCCGGTCGCAGATCGATGAATGGTGGGCTCAGCGTCCGAATGCCAACATCGGTCTGGCAACACAGGGCCTGATTGTCATCGACGTGGATTCCGGCAGCACGTGGCTGTCCGAGGATAAAGATCGAGCTGATGAATTGGCGGCGGCACCATTGTCGCTGACCGCGAACGGTGGCCAGCAATACGTCTTTCGGCAGCCGGCGGAAACGCACTGGCGAAACACAGCCGGGCGACTTGCCGATCGAGTCGATACGCGCGGCGACGGCGGTTACATCGTCGTGCCGCCATCGATCCTGCAGGGCGGTCGTCGCTACCGCTGGGACGAGGGCCGGGAACTCGACCAGCCATACGACCAATTGCCGGAACCGCCGCATTGGCTCTGTCGTGAACTCGACGCACTCGCCACTGAGACCAGATTAAACAGCCGGAACGAGACGCCACGATCGCCATCCACGTCGCCCACGGTCGCCCGTGTCGCAACCGGTTCGACCGTGGCGAACGCAATACCGTCCGGCCAGAGGAACGCGACACTGGCGAGACTGGCGGGCACGATGCGTCGTGTCGGGATGTCCCGGAGCGAAATCCTCGCGGCGCTGGAGCGGGCAAACTCCGAACGCTGTTCCCCGCCGCTCAATCCGCCCGAAGTGGATCGCGTCGCCGACAGCGTCGCCCGATACGAACCCGATCAGATTTCTGTCGCCCTGGTTGAGAATCACTGGGAGCAGATGCGGGAGAGCGATTCCGGCCCCCGTTTCACGGGGGTCACGTCGGCCGAACTCGACGCCAACGAGTACAGCCTGGAATACCTGATTCCGGGACTTCTGGTTCGCGGCCAGCCCGGCGTCATCGCCGGTCCAAAGAAAACGCTCAAGACGAACATCAGTGTCGACCTGGCAATCTCGCTCGGTCAGTGCGAACCCTTCCTCGGTGCGCATCCCGTCGCCACCGCATCCCGCGTTGGGCTGATGAGTGGTGAATCCGGCGCGGCAACGATTCAGGAAACGGCACGCCGCATTGCCACATCCAAAGGCCTGAGGCTTGCGGAGTGCGATAACGTCATCTGGTCGTTCGAAGTACCGCAACTCGGGCAGGCCGAGCAGATTCGGGCACTCAAGGCATTCATCGAGGCGCATCGACTCGATGTTCTCATTCTCGATCCGACGTATCTCATGATGCTCGGCCTTGGTGAGAACGCCGGCAACCTTTTCATCGTCGGGTCGTATCTGAAGTCGCTCGGCGAACTGGCTCAAGAGACGGGATGCACGCCGCTCCTGTGCCATCACTTGAAGAAAGGAATTGCGGATCCGTACGAACCCGCGGAACTCGACAATATCGCGTGGGCCGGATTTCAGGAGTTCGTGCGGCAGTGGCTGCTGCTCAATCGTCGCGTGCGCTATGACCCGGATCTGGGCGGTCACCACGAACTCTGGATGTCTGCAGGTGGCAGTGCCGGTCACAGCGGGCTCTGGGGGATCGACGTCGATGAAGGCACGCGTCAGGACTCGGACGGGCGTCGGTGGGATGTACAGATCATGACTGCCGCCGAGGCTTACGCGGCTCGCGATGAAGCCTCAGAGACCGTCACGCGCCAGCGTCGTGAACGTCGTGACGCCGCTCGGGTCGATCAGGATCAGCAGACGATCGTCGATGTCCTGCCGCGCTTTCCGGACGGCGAAACCGCGCGAGCCATCCGGGAAGCCACCGGTCTCAGCACACGCCGGTTCAACCCGGCGATCAACGAACTCGTTTCGAACAGGGTTGTGAGCGAATGCGAAATTACCAAGTCGAACGGTCAGAAGTACTCGGGTTATCGACTCGAAGACGTCACTGGGACGACTGGGACAGACCGGGACACCAACACGGTCCAGTGACCGGATCACACAGTGGGACACACCCCTATAAGGGGGTGTCCCCACTGTGTGTGCAGTGCCCCGGTGGAGCATTGACGGATTTGTCCCAGTGCCCCGGTGTCGGTGCTCAGGGATGGACCCGGTCAGGCGAAGCCAACCCCATGTCGATCAGGTATGCCCGAGGCACGTGAGGGATGAGGTGAAACGACGATGCAAGGTGGTCCATCAAAGCGGAGCAATCATTGATGAGTCGTTCGGAAGTCACTGTTCGGGTATTCGCTGTTTCGGTGGTCGTCTGCGATGACCGCGGAACGATCGTAGACCGCGATGGGCGAGTGCTGGCACGCGACATCGTCCTCGACCGGCTTCGTCCGCTGGAAAACGAGCGAAAACTCCTTGACGCAATGCAGTGGATCACTGCAGCCCGGCGCATGCAGCAGTCACTCGCCCGTCGCACGAACAGGCGACTTGCCGAGAAAGACCCATGGAAAAGAAAAGCCGAAAATCTCGCAGCCAGTTTTCGGCGTCGGTCGCTGGACAACGTTCGACCGAAGGACCGTGGCCGCTTCGAACAATACCGCACCACGACCTGGGATGAAGCCGTGCGCCGTCTCTGGCAACAGGGACACAATCGGTTCCGCTACTTCAACCGTTCTGGCTGGAACCGCTGGTCTTACACGGTTTCCAACAATCACAACAAGAAGTCAGGAGGACGTTATGCAAAAACCGCCCACCGTAACGGGACAGCAGATTCTCAATCTGATCAGGCAGCAAGACTACCGGTGCGCACTGACCGGACGAGCTTTGACTCCTGAAACAGCATCACTGGACCACACCCTGCCGCTGTCCCGCGGCGGCGCCCACGACATCAGCAACCTGCAGGTCCTCGATTATCAGGCAAACACAGCCAAAGGGTCGTTGACCGTGGAGGAGTTCGTCGAACTGTGCAGGGATGTCGTCGGCAACATTGAGCATGCAGAGGGAGTGGTTCCTTCTCCGGGAAACTGAGATTGAGATCCCCGCGGGAACAGCCGCACTACTGATGAGAGTTTTCTTTGTGTCCGGACCGAATTCTGAACGGAGTCAAATCATGAGAATCGAGCAGCGGAAGCTGGCGGACGTTAATCCCTACGAGCAGAACCCGCGGATCAATGATGGTGCGGTTGAAGCTGTCGTGCGGAGCATTCAGGAGTTCGGATTCCGGCAGCCGATCGTCGTCGATGAGGACGGCGTGATCATCGTCGGCCATACGCGGTTCAAGGCGGCTCAGAAGCTGGGGCTGGAGAAGGTGCCGGTCCATGTGGCGAAGGGGCTGTCGCCGGCACAGGTGAAGGCGTACCGCCTGGCCGATAACCGCACGGGCGAGATCGCGGAGTGGGATTACGACCTGCTGCCCATCGAACTCTCGCAGCTGGGCGAGATGGACTTCGACCTCGGTATGCTTGGCTTTACGGAAGATGACCTCGCAAAGCTGCTCGACCCGGGCGTGAAGGAAGGGCTCACCGATCCGGACGCGGTTCCGGAGCCACCGGACGAAGCCATCACACAGCCGGGCGACCTGTGGATCCTTGGCGACCACCGATTGCTGTGTGCGGACAGCTCGAAGCCAGCGGACGTGGATCGGCTGCTCGACGGTCAGTCGATTCACCTGGTGAATACCGATCCGCCCTACAACGTGAAGGTCGAGCCGCGGTCGAACAACGCGATCGCGGCGGGCCTGTCCTCGTTCGAGGGCGCAAAGCATCACCAGAAGCTGGACGTTGAACGGCATCCGGGGAAAGCCAGGCCGACGCAGAAGAAGCTGCGTGCCAAAGATCGTCCTCTGGCAAACGACTTCGTGTCCGACGAAGAGTTCGACCGGCTGCTCGACGCGTGGTTCGGAAACGCGGCGCGAGTGCTTGAGCCTGGTCGGGCGTTCTATATCTGGGGCGGCTATGCGAACTGTGCCAACTACCCGCCGTTCCTGAAGAAGCATGGTTTGTACTTCTCGCAGGCAATCATCTGGGACAAGCAGCATCCCGTGCTGACCCGCAAGGATTACATGGGAGCGCACGAGTGGTGCTTCTACGGATGGCGGGAAGGTGCAGCTCATCAGTTCTTCGGCCCGAATAACGCGACCGATCTGTGGGCGGTCAAGAAGGTCAATCCGCAGTCGATGATTCACCTGACCGAGAAGCCGGTCGAACTGGCCGTGCGGGCCATGCAGTACTCATCACGGACCGGCGAGAACGTGCTCGACCTGTTCGGCGGCTCCGGCTCGACGCTTATGGCCGCCGAGCAGACGGGCCGCAAAGCGTTCCTGATGGAACTCGATTGCCTGTATTGCGATGTGATCTGTGAGCGTTGGAGCACATTTACAGGAAAGGAGCCGTTTCGTGTTGATTCTGAAGGAAATCAAATCCCACGGTCGCAAGTGCTCGCTGGGACGGCGCAAAGTCGGGGGTAATCGCCGGCCTCGGTCATGGACGATCTGTCCGGTCTGCCTCAACGTGTTTGTGATGGACCGATTGTCCCGCCGATTCTGCTCGTATCCCTGCAAAGTCAAAGCTCAGTCAACTGGACGCCGATCCACACGCAAGACGACAACAAAGGCGAAAAACGCGCAGAGCCTGCTTCGGTACCACGTTCGGGCTGGGAACATTGCCCGACCGACCATGTGCGAGGAGTGTGGCGCGGAGAATCGCCAGATTGAGGGCGCACACTTCAACTATGACGAACCGTTAAGGGTGCGATGGCTTTGTATCTCGTGTCATCGAAAGTGGGACAAACGCGTCCCGAAGCAGGCGACTTACGTTGTCGAAACGACTGCACGCGAACTGGAGGTGCCAGCGCGATCTACGCTCTATTACCAACGGGTTCTCCTGGTAAAGAAGTCTTTACCAGCGGACAGGGTAGTCAAGTTCTCTTTACCAGCGCCGGAAACGACCAGTTCCCCGACGTTCGCGCCTGTGGCCACGGAGGGCGGGCTTTGAGCGATCAACGGACCAACGAGAAAACACCCCGACGTCGCGAACGTGGGGCGTCATGTAAAGCACTGTCACTGGCGATGTCGCCAGTAACCGGATCGTCGACTGGTATGAGCAACCGCCGTGATCAACACCGCGTCGGTATCAGTCATTCGGAAGACCAGCAGGTAAGGAAACCGAGAGACCCGGACGTACCGATGATTTCGGCCAATCACGGGATGCGATTCCGGATCGTGTTCAATTCGTTCGACGGCGTGATTAACCTGGTCGACGAACCGCTCAGCCACTGCCGGCGACCGTTCACGGTACCACAGCACTGCTTCACGAAGTTCGCTGCGGGCGAGTTGATGAAACTCGATCACTGGCCGAGGTCCGCCCGCAGTTCCGCCTTAACCTGCTCCCACGGGATACCCGGTGAGCCATCCGCGCTTCGTCGTTCCAACTCGTCCAGGAATCCGGGATCGTCAATCGACCAGCCGGGAAGCTCGTCAGCGACAGAATCCATCAATTCGGACGCAAGCAGAAGACGTTCGCCCTCTCCCAGTTCCATTGCCGCCTTCAGAACGGATTCACGTGACGTCGACATTCAAATCTCCCTGTATTGCCATCAGGCCCCATTCTACCGGCGTGCGGCAAGTTGCAGCAACGGCGAAGAATCTCGTCGCAACCGGTTCGCCCGTGTTGGCGCCTGTGGCTACGGAGGGCGGGCTTTGAACGTTCTATGGACCAACGAGAAAACGCCCCGACGTCGCGAACGTGGGGCGTCACGCGCTACGGAGCGCGTCGGGTGGTCAGTTGCCGGGATCGTCGTTGTCCGGCACGAGTGGGTCGAGGCGGTCGGCAATCGCCAGCAGGGCCTCGACCAGATCCCAGGCGTCGATGCGTGTGGAACGCCGGCGTTGGTCGAGGGCCGTCTGCACAGCAGCCGTCACGTCGCGGATGGCGTCCGCCACTTCAGTTCGCGTTGCCGTCGTCATCGTATTCGTACTCCGCATCGGGTTCGTAAAGATGCCCGCAGCTCTCGCAGCGGACGGTTTCGAAGTCGTCCTGCCAGACCAGCCGGTCCGCGTCACGTTCACCGCAGCGCGGACATTCACAGCCGGGCGGGACGTCGCTGGTTCGTCGTTCGGCGATCATGCTTGGTGGCTCCTTCAGGCAGTCTTCAGGGCAAAGCGGCCGCGATCCGTCTTCACGAACCGAGCGTTGTCGCCCTTTGTGTTGATCTCGCGAATGATCGCGGCGTAGAGCGTGGCGTGAGGCGTCTTGCCTCCGGGGCTCGTCCAGTAGCCCTTAGTCGCCATCGCCTCGATCATCTCTTTCGAGGCCATCGGTTCGGTCGCCTCGCCGAGCACCTTCGCCGCCGCGTCCAGGGCGCTAAGCTTCTTCTTCGCCGGCTGTTTCTTCGCAGCCGGCTTCGTCGCTGCGCTCTTGCGAGTCGTGGCCTTCCGCGTGGTCGCCTTCTTTGTCGTGGTCTTCTTTGCAGCCATTCTTCGTTCCCCTTCGTAAAGCGGGTCCAGAAACTGAAAGAGCCGGCCAACATGGCCGGCTCAGGAGTCCGTCGTGTTTGCCCGGTGTTCCCGGGCGAGCATTTCGTGATGCCAGTTCCAGAGTTCGATCTCGTCCTCGGTCGCGGGTCGCACCGTGTGAATCACGATCGGATGGTTGCCGTACTTCTCGCGGAAGTCGGCTTAGAGATCCTCGAGCAGCGGCATGGCCTGCTCGCGTGCCAGCGTTTCGTTCTCGGCGTCGACCAGCACGTACCCCGTGACGGTCGCGACCAGCCAGGTAGTTGTGTTCGCGTTCTTCATTGCATGAGCCTTTCAGTTGCGGGGCTTGAGGAAGCGGATGATCGAGCGTCGCGTCCAGGTGGGCAGCGGGCCGCTGATCCAGCCGTCGTGCGTCATCGCGTCAGCGAGGTGGCGTCCGTCCCGGCTGTCGAGGAAATCGCGGGCCTGCTCGCTGGTCAGCCCGAATTCGTGAATCAGTTCGCAGTTCACGTCGTCCCAGATGTCGCGGGCGTCGGCGTCGCTGCAGCCGGTGTTCGAAAGCGTCGTCCCGAAGAAACCCCACGCTTCGTTCCGCGTGGCGAGGATTTCCGGCATGTCGTGCGTGGCGTTCATCGTTCGCGTCTCCGTATCTCGTGGTCGATTCAACAACGGGACACATGGAGCCATGAGACGCGGACGAACTCCAGCGAGTTTGCGAGCGATTCCTGCATCTTTTCCGAGGTTCTTTGATGTCGTCGGATGACCACGATCGCAGCCTGAATCCGACCGCGCTGGCGATCCCGGCCGCAGCGAAGCTGCTGTCGAAGGTCGGTGGCAAGCCTGTGCGCGAGGATACGCTCCGGGCGGACATCGAGGCCGGCGCTCCGACCAACGCGGATGGGACGATCAATCTCGTGATGTATGCCGCGTGGCTGGTGAAGGGACTCGGACGTGGCGATTGACCCGCGCAAGCTCAGACCAGGCGAACTGTGCCGGCTGCTGAACTCGACGCCCTTGGGCGAAGTCATCAGCGAGCGGCAGCTCTATCGCCACCGCATGCGCGCGGGCTTTCGCGTTGGAGATGGACGCCACGTCGATCTGCTGCGCTACGTCGCCTGGCTGGTCGATGTCTTTCACGAGCCGAAGCCGGAACCGAACGCCGATCCCTATGCGACTCTCAAGGAGCGATCCCGTGCGCGGAACGCGGCGATTGCGCAGTCGGGGAGGGACATCGGTGAACTGCCGGCGATCGCTGATCCCGATCGACGCCATCAGGCCGAGCGTGACTTCCGCTTCTTCTGCGAGGCCTACTTCCCGCTGACGTTTCACCTGGCCTGGTCACCGGACCATCTGAAGGTGATCGCGAAGATCGAAGAGGCGGTGCTCGAAGGCGGCCTGTTCGCAATGGCAATGCCGCGCGGCAGCGGCAAGACGACGATCTGCGAATGCGCCTGCATCTGGGCCGTACTCAACGGCCACCGAGAGTTCGTCTGTCTGATTGGGTCTGACGAAGGCCACGCGATGGACATGCTGGATTCCATCAAGACGGAACTCGACGGCAACGAATTGTTGCTGGCCGACTTCCCCGAGGTCGTCTTCCCGATTCAGTGCCTGGACGGCATCGCCAACCGCTGCAGCGGGCAGCTTCATCAGGGTGAGCGGACTCACATCGGCTGGACGGCCCGCGAAGTCGTTCTGCCGACGATGCCTGGTTCGTTCGCCAGCGGAGCAATCATCAAAGTCGCCGGAATCACTGGTCGCATTCGTGGGATGAAATTCAAGCGGCCCGATGGTCAAACCGTGCGTCCGTCGCTGGTTGTGCTCGACGACCCGCAAACCGACGAGTCCGCGCGGTCGCTGTCTCAATGTGCGAACCGTGAAAGCATTCTGGCTGGAGCGGTCCTCGGTCTCGCCGGACCGGGGAAGAAGATCAGCGGCATCATGCCGTGCACGGTGATTCGGCCAGGCGACATGGCCGACAGCATTCTCGACCGCGATCGGCATCCTGAATGGAACGGCGAGCGGACCCGCATGGTCTACTCGTTCCCAGCCGACGAGAAGCTATGGGCTCGTTACGCGGAACTCCGCGCTGAAGGCCTGCGCAATGGTGACAGCGGCAAGACTGCGACCGAGTTCTACGCCCAGCACCGCGAGGCAATGGATGCTGGAGCAAACGTCGCGTGGCCCGAGCGGCACAATCACGACGAACTGTCAGCGATCCAGCACGCGATGAATCTCAAGCTGCAGGACGAGGCAGCCTTCTTTGCGGAGTACCAGAACGAACCGCTGCCCGAAGAGACCGTCGACGACGATCTCCTGACGGCCGACGAGATCGCCGCGAAGATCAACAACCGGCAGCGAGCCGAAATCCCAATCGCGTGCAACCACCTGACGATGTTCATCGACGTGCAGCAGAAACTGCTGTTCTACTGCGTGTGCGCGTGGGAAGACGACTTCACCGGCTACATCGTCGACTACGGTTCGTTCCCCGACCAGAAGCGGCAGTACTTCACGCTGCGGGACGCCCGTCACACGCTGGCGACGGCGGCACCGGGGAGCGGGCTGGAAGGCTCGATCTATGCGGGCCTCGAATCACTGACGCAGCAGTATCTCAGCCGGGAGTGGAAACGTGACGACGGAGCGGCGCTGAAGATCGACCGTTGCCTGATCGATGCCAACTGGGGCCACTCGACCGACGTCGTCTACCAGTTCTGTAGGCAGAGCAGTCACTCGACGATTCTGATGCCCTCGCACGGTCGTTTTGTCGGCGCGTCGAGCATTCCCTTCTCAGAGTACAAGCGGAAGCAGGGCGACCGCGTCGGCCTCAACTGGCGGATCCCCAACGTTCGCGGCAAGCGGGCCGTGCGGCATGTGGTCTACGACACGAACTGGTGGAAGTCCTTCGTGCATGCCCGGCTGGCGGTATCGATGGGCGACCGGGGCTGTCTGTCGCTGTTCGGCTCGAAGCCCGAAACACACCGACTCTTCGCCGAGCAGGTCACCGCCGAGTACTTCGTGAAGACATCCGGTCGTGGTCGCACGGTCGACGAGTGGAAACTCCGCCCCGAGCAGTCCGACAACCACTGGCTGGACTGTCTGGTTGGCAGCGCCGTCGGCGCCTCAATTCAGGGGGCCGTCCTGTTCGGGACCGACACGGCACCTGTCCCGCAGCGCCGCCGCATCCGCCTGTCCGAACTGCAGCGGAGCCGTCGGACATGAGCGAAGCATCTTCGGAATCGAAAAGCACTCAACGCGGCATCGAATGTCCGTGCTGCGGCTGCCGCCACTTCTATGTTGTCTACACGCGGCCACGAAGCCAGAAGATTGTGCGGCGGAAGGGATGCCGGAACTGCGGCAGGCGTGTTACGACGACCGAGACAATTCTGGGAAATCAGGCTTGAGAACTTCGGAATGCATTCGACTGAATGTCCTCAAGCAAGTCTTGGATTTCTCGAATGCTTCCATCGAAGTGCGAGCTTCAGTTGCGCGCCACTCAGACCACCACATTTTGGCTGCGATCATCCTGACAGCCCGTTCGTCCATGCGGTCGCAACCACGTCGCAACCACCGGAGGCAAGAACGACGTCGAGGGCAGATCAGTTTGACTGCGCTCCGCAGGCCCGTTCTCGTTGCACTGTGAATCACATTGTTACCTGCGTCCGGTGTGCCGGACCTCCGCAGGTAACTCGAGTCGCCGTGTGCGATGGGTGGTACTGAAACCCAAGCGTTGAGTGCCATCGACTCTGGGACACGGAAATCGAAACACCGACTGGCAGCGAGCATTATCGTCGATTCAATCTCGTGTCGGCTTTGGCCGCTGGCCGTCTCGTTTGTTGCCACCCTTCTGGCCTCCCCAACCTTTGCTGCGGACAGCGGATGGGTTGAAGGCTGGGTTTGCTTCGGTGGGGATCGCAGCGGATGTTGATTTCTGCCAGGAGGTCAGGCGAGCGTGAAGTTCCTCGGCTTTCGTTGGATTGGACGTCGCCAGGTTACGGGACTCGCCGATGTCGTCGGCGAGGTTGTAGAGTTCGATGCGGCGGTCCTCGAAGTGTTCGATCAGTTTCCAGTCGCCGATGCGGATTGCGCTGCAGGGGGCGGCTCGGCCGACGTAGCTGGGCAAGTGCCAGAAGACGGCGTCTCGAATGATGATTCCGGAGTCCTATAGAACAAGCACGTAGATGACACGACTGATCGTCTACTATGCCACCATCTACGGTCTGAGCTGGTACGAATACGATACATCTCCGTTCATGCGGCCTCCCGTTTCGGCCTTTGACAGGTATGCTCGAACATAGTCCACTCGGGCCGAGTCGCCACTAACGCGAACACGCACGTGACCACTGCTCCCCTGAATTTCCCCGCCGAGGTAGCCGTACTCTGCCGCGCTTTTCGTCCCTGATCGAGGATGCCCAGGCTGCGGAACGAGCTGGTAAACGATTCCGTCAAGGTCCTGTTTGATGAACATGTGGTCGTGACCATGAAAGACAACGCTCGCGCCGTGTTCGGACAGCAACCGGTGAATCGGCTTGCCCCAGCCGGGGCGACGCTCATCGAATTCGTATTCGCCTGATGTCCCTGTGCCACCCCATTCCCAGAACGGAGCGGCCTCCGCACCGCCACGACTGTTCCGGTCGGAGCCTCCAACCAGGTGGTGCAGGAAAACAAATCGAAACGTCGCATCGCTGTCCGCCAGCTCCTTCCTGAGCCACTGGTACTGCTTCTCGCCCAACGTCCAGAACCAGTTGTCTGTCGAGCTACCACCGCGATTCCGAGTCGTCGTATGCCGAAAGGGATCGAGCACAATGAACTGGCAATCGCCCCAGTGGAACTGGTAGTAGTTTTCAGGCAGACCGATTCCAGGCTCTCGTTGGTCGTTACCAGTATAGAAGCCGTCTGGCATCGGATTCGGGAAGTACCGTTTTCGAGTCGTCGTGGCCCACAGATTCGAGCCACGGTTGCCTGCTTCACCATCGTGGTTACCCAGAGCGAAATAGAACCCGGCCGAATGGCAAAGATGGCCGAGGTAGTATCTTTGAGCGAGATACTGTGGATGAGAGAGTTCGGGCCTGACGTATTTGCCCGTCATGAACGTGTCGCCCAATCCAAAGTGGAAGTCTGGTTGATCGGCCAGGGCGTTGGCGAGCGTTCGCAAATAAACCTCGCCGCTGGTATTTTCGTCGAGATGCGAATCCGCTTGCACCGTGAACGTAAACGAACTGTCCGCGGCGCGTTGAGTATGGAAGGTGAACTCGTCGCTGGTTCTGTTCGAATCCTCGCCCGGCTTACGAAAAACGAGCCGATAATAATACCGCTTGTTCGCAGCGAGCGAATCGAGCACAACATCCAC